GCAAAACAGGGGAACTATCAAAAAGCACGTGATATAATGTCACGGGAATACGAAGTGCATCCATAAAAAAGGGGACTTTAAGTCTCCTTTTTATTTTCTTTCTATATCTTTTTCTTCGCAAGAACTGCCATACTGTATTTCAATAATCTTTAAGGGTTCTGCGGTTTCATTACATAAACGATGCCATTGAGTTCTTTCAATGTGAAGTGATTCGTGCTTACCATATTTTCCTACGAGTTTGGGTTCATCGTTTTCAAGTGTATAAACGGTTGCTTCACCTTCGGCAACAAACCAATGTTCCGAACGATTCCAATGCCGTTGCATACTAAGCAAAGCACCTGGTTCCACCGTAAGTTCTTTTACTTTAGTGTGATCGCCCACCACATGAATAACACGATAATATCCCCACTGTCTTGCAGTTTTTTCCATTAATTTACCTTGTTAAAAACTTTACTTATATCCCAATAATCTTCTGGATTTGGAACTTTTTCAAAAACAAAATCATGAATTGTAACTTTTTTACAAGAACCTTCAATTATTTCATTTATTTTTTCTGCCATAATTTTATTATTTGTTTCATTCATATGATTTGCCATCAATTCAAATTCAATCATGGCATGATTAAATCCATTAATTTTTAAAAATTCTACAAATATTTCATCTAAAGAACATTCAAATACATGTTGAAATTTAATTATATCTTTATAATTTGGAATTAATATTAATCTTGAATTTCTTTCATTGCATTTCTGAATAACATCTTCTATAATTTTTTTGTGTAAAAATAATTCCTGATTTTCATTTTGCAAATAGATAAAATAATTTTTTGCAGATTCTAATATTTTTACTGTTGTTTTTCTATCAAAATTAGCAATCGTAAAATCATCTGGATAATCTTCTAAATTGACTGCCCCAAAAGATCCTATATGAATATTATTATTTGATAATCTACCATAATTAGTCACTGAAAATAAAATAATACAATCGTCTTTAAAAGTATTATAAAATTTTAAAAACTTTTCATAACTCCACCATAAAGATGTTCTTCGTTTAGCATAATTTTTAACATTATAATTATATTCAGATGCTAACAACTTAGTCCATCCAAATATTTTTGCATCATCATATGGATCTGCAAAACTGTCTCCAAATATAACTAAATTTCTTGTCACAACCTATTCCATATACAAAATTGACCATTAATCCAATGTGTTTGTAAAACTTCTTCTTTTAGATATCCAGACTTTTTTACTTCACCAACCCAACGTTCTGGTAATCTATCCATCAGTTGATACCAAGTAACTCCACGAGGATTTGGAAACGGTTCCCATTCACCTTTATAAGCAATCAAATGCAACCATGGATCATCGGGTTCTCTCCAGAATCTATTATCACGCAAATCAAATCCACAAACTGCCAACATGTACAATAAATTAGACATGGTATAATGATAAAAATTACCACTATACGTTCGATTAACTGGTTTACCATGATAAATGTTTGTAGTTTGTGGTGTAATAATACATAACATTCCATTTGGATTTAGTATTTTCCACCAACTACGTAATGTTTTTAAAGGATTTACTGCAAATCGAAAACTATCATGTGACCAAATCATATCTGCTTTTAATCCCTCATCATATTTTTCAAAATCATGTTGAATAAATGATAATCTTGGTTCATTATATCGGAATTGTACTGGTTCTAAATCGATTCCAACAACATTATAATAGTAAGGAATCATTTTTCCATTGCTCTGATATCGCAGTTGAGTAAAATAATGGGCATCTTTGCCACTACCACATCCCATATCATAAATGGTACGAACACCCAGTAGATAAGATTCATATTTTTCAATCCAATTAATTGTTTTCAGAGAGTGTTCGTGACTTTCTTGATCACTTGGAAAAATATTCATAGTAGCGATACATCTTCCATACCAGCAGTTCTAAGTTTAGCAATATGTCCACTCATCCACTGTTTATTTTCTAATCCTTTAAGTAATCCCAACCACTTATTTCGCAGAAGTGCAACCTCATTAATTAAGGTTTCAAAGTCAATAACCTCATCTTCTCCATCCACATATTTCTCAGCGTCTCGTGAAGTTAATGCACGATTGTATGCTTCTAAATATTTCTGAAAATGTTTTCTACGAATCTTACGAAGTTGAATGTTAAGATAATTAAGCACTGCTTCAATCTCCTGTAATTGATTGAAACGATGTTCAGTAATACCAGGAAGTGCGGCAATATTCTTTTCTAAGTTTCCTTGCAAAGAACATTCTGTTTTTGCTTCACACAATTCTGCTTCATAAAATGAAATAAAATCTGGAATCGTTCCGAGATTTTGAACTACTTTTGAATACCAAGTCATTGTTAATAGTCTTCGTCAGATTCTTCAATTTCATCTTCATCTAAGTAATTGTCTTCACCGTCACCCAAATAATGATTGCAAGCAGTTTCTGTGTATCTGTCAGTAGCAGCAAATTCTGCTAAATCATGGTCAGTCAAAGCATCTACATAAAACGATGATAAATTATCAACTGCTTCTTGTCTATCTTTTTGTGGGATGTATTGCTTTAATATTGACCAAGTTTCTTGTAAAACATGAGCATCAATTGACATATTTTTTCCTTCTAAAGTATATTAAAAAATATCTATTTTTGTTTTTTAACAATTAAGTCGTCTGTACAACCACTGCATTGTTTTTGTTTACACACACTATAATTATCCATAATGTCCCAATTAGTCATCAAATTACCCAAATAATCATTCAAACATTGTCCACTATAAACGTTTTTATTTGAATCTATGTAAATTCTATTTACGCCAACCCAACATTTCCAGTCTTCAAATAGATCTAAACTATGATTATGGAGTGAATTGGCATCTATTTTTAATTGAGTACCATCATCCATTGTAACAACACAATTATAAAATTTGTGTTCTTCAAACATTTAGATTTAATTTTCCTTTTATTATTGGTATTTTTCGATGTCCTAGATCATAATTTATAGTGTTTATGGAATAACTAATGTCATACTTATCAAGAATATTTTTATACAAGGGTATTCTATTTTCATTCCAATATTCATTCATTATATTAACATGTAAAAAATTATTTGAATCTAAACTTAATTTTAAGTTCACCACCATATCAAAAAACTTCTGTTCATTGGCATGCTCAGAATGAAAACTAAAACTAATATTATCAATTACTTTAAAAAGTTTTTTGTAATACGATAGTGTAGCACTGCCATTAGTAGATAAAATTATAGAATTAATATTCAATCTATAATTCTCCCTTAACCACTGAACAAAAGGTAAAAAATATTTATTTCCGGTCAATTCTCCACCCGTAAAACTAATTTTATATTTTAAATTTTTATTCTTTGTTTTTTCGTATATAGTTAACCAATAAGATTTCATATCGTCCAAAGAATCAAATTTACTACTTGAATCATGCCAATCCGTTGAACAATACATACAATCATAATTGCATCGTTTACTCAACATCCATGTTATACTAAAAATTTCCTCTACTGGATAAATTGAAACAATATTTTTTTTCACTATTCCGCTTCGTCAGATACAACTTCTCGAACTTCTTCTGCTTGTTTATAATGAGGGTTTTTAGTAAATTCTTCCATAATTTTATCTAAACAACCATCATCATTTTTCTCCCAACCTTTGCGAAACTTTTTGATAACTTCACCATCATGTGTTGTATAAACTAGACTATTTCCCTCTTTATTGAGAAGATTCTTACCCTCGAATAAATCAACTAAACCAGAATAAGGATTCATACCTGTTTCATAAGGAATCTTAACTTGAACACCCTCAAATGGTTTGGCATATCGTGTTTTCATAATCTTACATCCAGCACGAATACCTTTCACATCGGAGATTTTGTTACCATCTTCGTCCTCTTTAAGTTTCATCTTCTTCATTGCAACCACAATACTTGAAGCATAAATGAATCCTTGTCCACCAGAAATTTTATCGTCTGGATCAAACATATCTTGAGATGCATAAGTATGATTAGTTGCAACTAATCCAATATTAAGATCACCAAACATATTTACACAATTACGAACCAATGCGGTTAATGCTTTTGGTTTGCGTCCCATATCACCTTTCAAATCACCAGCATCAAATTGATTTACATCAGTAGGTGTAAGAAGCATGCCAAGGGAATCTAAAACAAATAACACTTTTGGTCTTTCATTTTCTGGCAACGTTTTATAATCTTTTACAAAATCTGAAATTACTTTAGCAACACCATCAATCATTGCCATGTTAAGTTTAAGCATCTTATCCTCTGAAGTATCAACTCCAAGAGCATGTAACCAATCTTCGTCCAAAGCGTTTTCTGTATCGATGAGAATAACGTAAATACCCTGTTGTTGGGCATGGCGAACAAGATTTCCAGAACAGATAAAGGACTTACCCGCACCAGACTCACCCGCAAATACGGTTACTTTTCCAAGTGGCACTCCACGTTGGAAATCTCCACTGATAAGATAGTTCAGAGCATAGTTGCCAGTTGAGATCCAATCTGTGGGATCACGAAATCCAATCGAAATACCATCGATTGATTTTGTAATTGATTTTCTAAATTTTGATAAGTCGAATGGTTTTGCCATTGTAATTTCCTTAATTAAATATTTCTATGAAATCTGTTGTCGATTTAGGATATTTTTTTAATAATTTAATGTCTCTCAAAGACTGTATATTATAATGATCTAAAGTCAAAGAAAAACAAATACATACTTCAAAAAAGGTTAAGTTAATTTCTTCAACGACTTTAGACTTTATTTTATCCACTATCCCAAAACATTTATTGATA